GACGGAACTTCGCTGAAATGTTCCCAAACCGAGATTAAAGCAAAAATCAATAATAGCGTCATACTGATTTTGGCTAAGTTCAACATTAATGTATCTTGCCAGTCCAAGTTCAAACTTTCTGACATCTGCAACCAATAAGTCATTAACTTCCCCTAAAGTAAATGTGCGATTCCAGCTATCAGGTAAAACAGTACCATCGCCAATGAGATGGCCAACACCCACGGTAAACAAACCAACGCAGTCACGATAAGGTTTAAACCTAATGCCTTCATATTCTTTTATTAAATCTAAACCGCGCTGAGAAGTTTTCATTTAGCAAAATGTCTGCAACCAAAATAAAAACCCACTATTGAAGCCCAGACTGTTTGTGTATCTGTATTCCATAATAAAGGCAAAGCATCATTAAACTTAACGCCATTATAATAAGCGTACCAACAGCCAAATATTTCTACGAATAAGAATATAGCAAATAGTCCAAAAGTGATTGCTGGGCGCACCAACGCACGAATATTAATCACCCATGTACTTGCCCCAACTGCTGATGCAGAATCGTTTGCAAGCGCAGCAATAAGGTCTGATGATGCTGTTTGCTCTTGCACTTCATTAAACTTAATTTCTTCCAAGTCTTTTTGTGCAACATAACCCAACTTTTGCAATTCTAATTGTTGAGTAAATTGCATTTGAGCCATTTCTAGCTCATGCTTGTTGTCAGACTTGTTTTGGAAATATTCTAGTATTTTAGGAAAACCACCAGAAAGAAATGAAACAATTGTCGTTAAAAGAGTAAACATTATTTTTTAAAATCCTTTTCATGTTCTTCAAGTATGCGAATACGCACATTTAATTCACCAATTTTATTATTGATTTCTTCTTTAAGTTTATTGCGAGCTTCTGCTGATATAGGACTATCTGTAGGAGTGCCTTGTTGTGTAATTAATGCAGGCATTTTAGATTTAATATCTATCATGTCAGATTGCATATTATTTACACTAGTAATCATCCAGCCAACAGCCGCAACCATGACTGGAAAAATCATAGGAATAACTTTAGTCCAATCCATTATTTATCTGCCTTATGGTCAATCTTATCAAACAACTTATTTAACATTTCTTTAATTTCTCTTATGTCATCACGATAATCATTTTTAGAAATGTATTCTTTAGGCAAGTCCTCACGCAATTTAGCAAGGTCAGCCTTTAGCTCTTTAACGGCAGTCCATAGCTCTCTAGCAAACCAACCAATAACAGCACTTACAGTTACCAAACCAAAATTAAGAGTTGTTTGAAAGTCCATGATTAGTTCCTACAACTTGAAAATATAGGCTAATGCGTAGTAAGGTGGAATATTTGCACCTGTACCGCTTACGCCTGTTGATGTGTTTGCTACTGTAATACCTGTTGTTGCTGTTGCTGTTGATTGAGCAGGTGGAGCATAAGGTATTGATGATGTAGCACCACTAGCCACATTAGATGAAGTGCCACCTGTACCAAAAATAGGTGTATATGTGTGTAAGTGACCAGGGTCTGTTATTGTTGCTGTGTGAGTATGTGATACAACAATGCTATCAGCAGAGCCACCAGTTTGAGCTACAGAGTAAGCATCACCAGCAGCAATAACAAATCTATTACGCAAGTCAGGTGCGCCATTAGAACCATTACACAAAGTCCAGCCACTAGGAATAGAACCAATAGAGCCAGACCACAACATAATCATGCCAGCAGTAAACGCTGAAGCTACAGCAGGAATAGTACCCAAGATGCCGTAGATGTTGTCATAAGTGTTGATTAACGTGCCTGCTGAGTCTTTTAACACAAACTTGTAAGTGTAGCCATATGTCAACCATAATTCACTAGGCAGCTTACCATCAGTGCCTAACACAATAGGGTTTGAGTTCTGGATAAGACCGTTGTTATCTTGGTAAGTAGCTAAAGGCGTACTAGAGCCGGCTTGGTAGGTATATAAAAGACCACCAGCTAAAGGTAAGCCTGTATTTCCTAAAAAGGTAACACCGTTACCAATGGGGGATAGATTAACGCTCATTTTTGTTCCTTACCTAATGATAGTAAATTTACTAAATTTGTTGTAACTGGCATCATATTAGCACCAATACCATAAGCTGCTTTTTTAGCTGCTGCAGTCGGTAATTTTTTGGTTAATAACTGTTTACGACTTGAATCGCTACTCATGCCAGCACCAAATTCAAATTTCTTTGTAATTTTTTCTTCTGCATTTGCTTCTGCTGCTTTTGTTTCAGCACTCTTTGATAATTTATTTACAGTAGAAGCTACTGGTAATACTGTTTTTAAATCAATTATACTAGCTATTAAATTACCAGCTTTTTCTTGACCTTCTCGTTCTTTTGCTGCTTGTAATAAAGCAATTGGAGTATTTGATGTAGCAACATGATGTGCAGGCGGCAAAGTAAATGCTGCATCAGCAACTTCACCAAAGTTTTTTAATTTACTTATTTCTTCGGGTGCAAAAATCATTTCTAATTTTTTATTAGCAGCCAAATCATTAAGAATATCATTATATTTTTTAGCACTAAACTGACCTGATTTTGTTGCTTCTGTTCTAATATGATTAATTACACCTGCTTTCATATTTTGCATTGCAATTGGGTCATCATGTATTAAATCAATATAACTTTTTAAATCTTTATTATTAGAATTAATAAGATAAGATGAATTAAAATTATCAGGAGTTAATTTATTATCTTTTAATTTTGTATAAATTTTATTATAAATTGGACTTTTTTCATCTTGTAAGTCTTTTTCATATTTAGCTAAAGAACGTGCTTGGTCAGCAGCGTTTTTTATTTCTGTAGTTAATCCTTCTGGCAATGGTAATTTTTCTAACTCATCTCTAATTAAACCTAAAGAATGTTTAACGTTACCATCTAAACTTGAAGACCTTTGTGTTGTTGCAATATCACTTCTTAATTTTTCAAATTTTGCAAAAGTCATTGGAACTTTTCCACTTGCATAATCTTGAACTTGTTTTAATATTTTTCCACCAGGGCCTTCTGGTTTTCCTTCATGGTCTGTTAAGTAAATTAAATCATTTTCAACATTTAATCTATCAAGTGCATTTTTACCTAAAACAATACCATCAACTGGTAAATGACCGCCATTTAAATCAGAAACTTTTTGATATGCGGAAGTAATAGATTCTTTTAAGGATGTTGCTTTTTTATCTAAAGATTCAATTTGTTTTTCAGCAGTAGAAAAATGACCAGTATCACCTTTAACATCAGGCGCAAATTCTGAAATAAAATGGTCAAGATTTGCTCTAGCTTGTAAATTTTGATGCGTTAATTTTTCTTGAAATCCATTTTCTGTTCTTTTGTTTATTTCTTCAGAACGCAAATATGGGTCTTTTAATGCTTGAGCATCTGTTAAGCCTAATGGAGCAGGTAAAGATTGGTCTTTAGCATGAAGTTTAATTGCTGCTTCATTTAATACTTTGCCAGCATTAACATCTTCAATAATTTTTTGTTGAATGTTTGCAGGTGCAGAAGCAACAATTTTTTGACCTTCTTCTGATATGCCAGCTTTTGCAGCAGCTTCTACAGCAGGTGCAGCAGTTGCTGTAACTGGGTTATTTCTATTTTTCATCCAATCCCACGCATTAGCAGCAGTATCAATACCCTTACCCAATAATTTAGTTGCGCCATAAACTACAGGAGCTGTAATTGCACCACCTATTGCACCACCAACAGCTTGCTCACCTTTTTTAAGCCAATATTCAATAGGATTAGTAGTGTCAGGAACGCCTTGCATAAGACCACCAACTAAACCACCTTTTGCACCTTGACCTGCTTGACTTAATAAACTTGAACCTGCTTCAATATCACCAACTGGAATCATTGCTGATGGCATAGCACCAACAATTTGACCACCTACATTCCAGTTTGGATGTTCTAAACGATACGGTTCATTTTCTTTTTCAAGAGCAGTTGCTTGTTCATTTAACCATTTTGATGGTGCGGCTTGAGTTCCGAGTGCCGCATTTGAAACTATTTGCGGAACGCCAATCATTGAATTAATTGCACCAGTATAAATACCAGATGTAGCAGATTCTAATGCGCCCTTAGGTACAATGTTGCCACCAACAGGGCTAACAGCAGGAACGCCAACAGTTTTAGCTTCAGCTAACAATGATGGGTCAATATCACCGCCACCAACACCTAATACATCTTCGTTCGGTTGTTGAATTTGAGTTTTACTAGATGGTGTGTTAATTCCTAAAATATCATCTTCGTGGTGATATTGAGGCATTAAAGTTGTATGAACAGGGTCGTTTTTACCTAATGGGCGATGCAAACCATGTTTCATTAAAAAATCATCAGGAACTTCTTGTGAAATATCTACAGCATCTGTATGAAACAAATCTTTTTTTGGATAGTCAGAAGGGTTAATAGGCATATAAATGCCCTTGTCGCCTTTACGCCATCTGTCAAATAAAGATTGTTGTTCTTCGCGTGTTCTAGTTTTGCTAGTAATAGGCAATGGCTTGCCATACGTTGCTTGATAATCATCATCAGCTTTAGCCAATACTTCAGCTAAATCAGGATTTAATCCTTTGTATGGATTTTTTTCAACTACAGATACAGTAGGCGCAACAACAATAGGCATACCATATTCATCAATAGAAATGGATTTGTCTTGAGCCATTAGAATAGTCCTAAGTTATATTTGTCATTTAATGTTTTTAAGCCATTAACTTTTCTTAAAAAGTTACGAGTTGGGTCAGACAATCCATCTTTACCTTTAGGTAATGCTTTACCATTAGGGCCAGTATTTAATGAAGCAATAATGTTTTTGCGTTCATCTGATGGCATCTCAATATATTCTAATGCTCTTGGGTCTTTAATAGAATCAAGTTGTGTTTTAGCTTTTATGTAATCTTGTGGATTACTTAAAAAATGTTGTTTTACACCTTGCTCTAAAAGAGTTAATTTGTTTTGTGCAATAATTTGACTAGATGCTTTTATAATTGCTTCTTTAGTCATTTTGCTATTAGGATTAGACATTTCTGATAATACGCGAGAAGCATCTGTATTTCCACCGCTAGCAGCAAGCATACTTGATTCTTTTTTCAACAAGTCTGAAGCGTTTGCAGTAGTTACTGTTGCTGGGTCTATATTTAAACCTAATACTTGACCCCATTTAATTGCCATTTCGCGTCTATCAGCAGCAGCACCTGTAGCGGCAATTGGTGCAAGGCGTTTAATTTCTTGCAAAATGCCAATGTTAGTTTGAGCTTTATTTGCTCTTTGATTAACATCATTAAAATCTGCTGTTGCAATTTCTTGTTGAGATTTAAACGATGGAGATACTGATGTAGCAACAGGTCTATTTGGCGCAGAAGGTTGATTTGTTCCTGGTTGATTAGTTTTTTGTGTATTTAAACCGCCAGAACCAATAATATATTGTGTACCAGGCTCTAAACCAGTTCCATCTCCAGGTTGAGCAACTGCTGTAGTTCCAGGGCTTAATCCCATAGTATTAGATTGACCAGCAACTGAACCAGGAACATTACCCGTAAGCATTTGATTGCCAGTATTAACAGGAACAACTTTGTTTCCAAGACTTAGGTTAACTGGCGTTGGATAAAGTTTATCTATTTGAGCTTGAGTATCTAAAGTAGACGCTAACTTTCTAGCCAAAAATGATTTTAATTCTAATGGGTGAGCTGGCTTACCATCTTTACCAGTTGGCATACCTTGCAATGAATTTTTTAATGACTTTTCATCGCCACCAGCATTAGCATTTAATTCTGTAGCTGCATTAATAATATCATCGTTAGTCAAGTCTGGCTTGTTCATCAATGATTGAATACCTTGAGTAACTAAAGTTGAATGTTTTTTTAAGTTATCTACTTGTGCAGAACTTAATCCAACTAAAGCAGATTTAGCTTCAGTATCAGCTTTACTAATTTTTGACCCTTGAGTTTGCTCTGACACATTTGCTTCAGCCGTAGCACTTCTTATTTTTTGTTGTGCTTCTTGAATTAAAAGTGGATTAAGCTCACTAGCTTGTTGATATTGTTGTGCGCCACGAGCCATTGTCAACATATCACCAAGTGACATTTGATTTGGATTAGTAACGGTTAAATTTGTATTTACATTAGAAACGCCAGCCATAATTTATCCTTTTAACCTGGTATTAGGTTGCCCCAGTTAGCAGTAAATGGAACACTTGTATTTTGCATAGATACTGGAAGTATTGTTGAATTAGCACTAAATCCACCTTGTCCTAATAAATTACTTAAATAATTTTGATTTCCTAAATTACTTAATCCACCACTTAATGCGCTTGCTGAACCAATTTGACCAGCGGCTTGAGCCGCAGCAGAACCTGTAGCAAGACTAGATAATGCATTTGCAGTATTTCCAGAAAGTTGTGCGCTTGTATTTTGTGCTGACTGACCTAATCCAGCAATTGAAGCTAATGTATTATAAATATTTCCACGTTGAGTATTATAATTATTAAATGCGTCTTGATAAGCGCCTTGAGCATAATTTTGAGTATAGTCATTTAATGATTTAAGTGAATTGCCCCCGACTAAACCACCAGTAGCATTAGAAGCTGCATTAGTAGCTTGTTGACCCTGCCCAAGTTGCCATTGATAATTAGGTGCTAAATTAGCATTAAGGTCTTGAGCATTAAATTGATGCGTTAAATAACCCGTGCCAGTTTGTGTTCCAGTTGGATTACCTTGAGCATCGTAAGTTTGTGATGTGCCAGGAAGTAATGAACCAATATTATTAATTGCTGTATATCCAGCAGCTCTTTGAGGTGCTAATTGAGCATTCTGCGTATTAAACATTGCAAGCTGTTGAGCTTGTGCATTAGCGGCAGTTTGCGCTTGTTGGTCAGCAGCACTTGAAGCGGCATCAGCTCCAAGCAATGAACTTCCTATGGTTGCGCCAGCCAGTGCCGTAACAGGGTCATTGTACCCTGGATGTTTTAAACTGCTTCCACCAAATTTATATTGATTACCGAACATAGTTGCACCTATCACATTTCATGTATATTTTACCTTGTTCTTCGCCAATTATAACAAAGCCAAAGCGTTTACAAAAATTTAATCCTTTTTCATTATCTTTTGTTACTGATGTTACCGCATGACCATACTTTTCTATTACTTGACCAATCGTTCTTTTAATATGCTTTCTAATACTAACCTTTGGAACGCTATCAAAGCTAACGTGCAATTCATTGTCTTTTATCATTACAACACCAAACAACTTATCGTCATGCTCTAATTCTACAAATTCCCAATCTTTTAACGCTTCAGCAAATTGTTCTGCTGTAATGTTTAATCTATCTTTTACCGTTTTGTAGATAAGATTTATAGCTCGACTAGACATTGTAATAAGCTACTTTGTATGGCTTACCATTCACCGTAATATTTATGAAGCCTACGGGCTTTGCAGGCAGGGTGGCAGTACCTGTTGTTGCTGTTGGTGCGCTAGTATAGTTCAATAAATTAAGAAAAAACTGTTGCCATGCGCGAGTAGGGCGATTAGTTTGACCATCCAAGAACTCAGTCTGTGGATATGGGTTAGTCTGATTGACACCATAAATACCACCAGCCATTAGTTATCTCCAGCAGACGCTTTAAGATTAGCAGATACTATAACAGCTTTGATAGGGTCAGTAACCACCACTTCAAAGATGCGGTCACGCGACCAGCCTAGTCTGCGCCAAATAGCACGATTATTATATTTTCCTACTTTACCAATAGAAACCCAATGTTCTTTTGACCATGTAGAACCGCCATCATTAGACCAACGTAACATTGCTTGAGGGTCTTGTGCAGGGTCAGACTGATTACCTACACCTGGTTGAAACTGAATTTGCAGTTCTTCTAAGTATTGACGTTGCAAATCAGTAACGATATGTGGCGCACGTCTTACTCTGCGAATTTCATCACCATTATCTGTGTAGTTAGATGGGTCTAATAAATAGATTTGACCATTTTCTCTATCACCAACCAATACTTCACCTTGAAATACTGCCGAGCAATATCCTCTGTGAGTATGGAATGTATTAGTAGTATCAACCCATAACCATTTATGCCACATTTGAGTTGTTAAGTCATATACCCATGTTAAATCTAATGTAGGGAATGAGATAACATAACACTCATGGCCTTCTTGTTGATAAACCCAAGCGTAAGCATCATCAATATATTGGTTTAATAATGATTGTTCTACAGCGTGTGTAGATATTCTAGTTGGCATATAACCATTCATTTGCATTACTTGTGCTTGACCACGATTGTTGCGTGATAAATAAGCGAATGAATTACCTAAACGATATACAGATGCTTTAGCGGCTATGCCATGTTGAGTTGAAGTGCCAGGAATACGTTGAAATGGGAAAGGGAATGTACCCACATCCACCCAAACTTCAGATGATGCTTCACCAAGTAAATAAACTTCACGATGGTCAACAATTAATGCAACCAAGTTATCTGGTGCGCCATCTTTAGATGAAAAACTTAAGCCCTGACTAATTGGAGATAAAGGATTTGATGCGCCCCATTGTTGACTATTAGGTTTGTTGTAAACAAAATAGTTATCTACAACATCTACAGAAGTAGCACCGCTAAACGCACCATCAGTTGATGGCAATACGCTAAAGTTTAATGCGTACATTGTTTCAGAACTAACAGTTTGACTATTGTTTAATACATAAGTACCTGTGCCGCCCGTACCAGTACCAGTAGTCAATGTAAGCGTTAGACCAGTACCGCTTCCATTAGATGATGTAGATGCAGGGTTAGCAGGAACTGATGTATATGTTCCAGCGTTCGTTAATGTCAATCCTGTAACTGCACCACTACCGCCAATAGAAGTAACTGTATAAGTAGCAGGCGTAGTACCATAAACGCCACCTAAAACAGTAACAGTATCATTGACTGCGTAATTTGTGCCTGCTGTGGTAATAGTTTGGCTTAATACAGTACCGCTACCTAAAGTAGTAATGATTGTGCCTGCTGTAACACCTGCGCCTTGAATTGTTTGTCCTGGATACAATGTGCCAGTTACCGCAGAAACTGTTAAAATATTTCCAGCAATAGACCCTGTAAGTGTTGCAGCAACAGCCGCAGTATTCATTGTTTCAGAAGCTACAGTTTGTGAAATGTTGACTGTATAAGTACCAACTCCACCAGTTCCTGTTCCTAAAGCTGTCACTACAGTTTCAGCCGTAATTCCAACACCAAATAATGATTGCCCTACACCAATTGAACCACTTTTTAATAAAGTAACAGTAAGCGTTGTGCCTGATATAGAACCAATAAAGTTTGCAGATGCTGGATTTGAAATGCGCCATGTATAACGATAAGTGCCATCAACAATGTAAACGTTTAATCCATTGTCTGTAATGCCAACACGACCTGTTGAAGTGTTAAGTTGACCAATCATTGTTGGCGCAAACGTTGAATCCATTACATATACATAAGCACCAACCACAGCCACCATATAGTTATTGCCAGATAATGTACGCATACCACGCACTTGGTCTTTATTTTGAAATACAACTTTAGATGTAAGCCCTGGCGTTGGATATAAAGACACAACACCACGTTGACCTGGTTGTTTTAATGGGTCAATTTCTGCACGAAAATTAATACACTCTTGAGCATCTTGATAGATACTAGGAGCTTCATAACTTGGCCCTACAAATCCAAAGTCTGCCATTTAATGCCTTCCATATTCAAAGCCATGCGCTTGGTCTGTATTAGGCATTCCTGTGTGATAACCAGCCGCCGCACTTGTGTCTGTTTGAAATCGTAAATGAATAGCAAAGCGTCCTGATTGTTTCCAGCCCAATCCAAACTGCACTAATCTTGTAGTTGACCAACGTAATTGAACAAAGCAAGCAAATGGAAAGCCGAGGCGAACCGAAAACACCGCATTGACATATTGCCAATCTTCTGTGCAAACACGAGGCATAAACTTCCATTTACTCTGCTCAGTAAATAGCCAAGCAATCGCAATGGTTTTAATATACTTGTCATCTAAACAAAATGGAAAGCTGTTTAAAATGCCATCGTACCAATGATTAAAAACCTCAATATTTTTACTCATCTAAAGAAGCCTCCACTTAAAATCCAACCAGCATCTTTTTGACGATTAGATAACATAGCATCGCTAAATCTTGCAGTTTGCATTGGTTTCATATTTGTGCGTTTAATAGTTGCTTTAGCTTGTGCTGCATAAGCGTTAATCATTGCCATTTGCGCTTGATTTGATTTTCCATACATAGGCATTAGACGTTCAGCTAAACACCAGCGTAAAGCCATAGAATAGCCTTGTGGAAGCACTACTGTATCGTTAATAGATTCGTAACGTCTAAAGATGGTAGAAGCAAACATATGAACTTCACCCTGTGCAGGATTAGGCCATAAGAATAAATTACCAGATTCTTCGTTAGGATTAAAATATAATGCTTTAGGCCACGGGCCATTTAATGTTTTAAGACCAATGCTGTTGTAGTCATCTAAAGCAATAACCGCAATTTGATAGTCCAATCCACCATTGATAATAGGTTGTCCATTAGAATTAGTGTTAATTCTTACATAAGCAGAATCAATCCCTAACGGCTTTTGATAGTAAGCAGTAATGACTTGTGAAGCTACAGGCGTTGAATAATTAATGTTAAGTAGATATGTACCTACTTCATTTACGTTACCGCCTGCACCTGTTAAGTTTTGAACAATCTTAGTGCCTGCTAAAATGCCTGTGCCTTGCAAGGTTTGACCTTGAGCAACTGCACCTGATTGAATACCTGTAACTGTTAAAACATTACCTGCAATTGAACCTGTAAATGCTGCACCAATAAAGTTTAACGTTGATGGGTCAGGGCCAATTGTGTATTGAACTTGACCAGGCACAATAGGAAAGATAATTTCGGTGACGTTAAACACCATCATATCTTCGTTAGTCCATTGGTCTAACAAGTCGTTAAGCATATCAAAAGCATCTTGCGCTTCATCAGCCGTAGGTGTTTCACCAGAAGCTAGTGCGCCAATGTCTTTTAATGCTCTTGAAATGATTTCAATCGGTTGCATAATATGTCCTAAATGCTAGGCGTAAATGTTTGTGGTAGCCACGGTGCTGGTGTTTTAGCAATATTACCAACTAAATACTCAAGCTGTTCTTCTAGTCGTGATTCTATAATATTTAAGCCATCTTTAATAGCTTCTTTTCTAATTAAATCAATTACGTCTTGTTCTGTGATTTCTAAATATGGTTTATTAAATTTGTTATTAAAATACCAATTTCCTTCAGTTTCTACTGAAAGTTCGCCAAGTTCATCTTTGACAATAACGTGATATTTAGCAGAAGTAATTACTTCTTTTTCTTCTACAATATCTAAAATAGTCCAATTGTAATTATTTGACATATTCAATCCAATTAATAGTTGTTTCATCCCAAGTGTATTGTTTGTCATCTGTAGGATAAGGAACAGGAGATTCCCATAACCATGTTGATTCATTTAATTTCCAACTAGGATATGGTTGAGCTGCATAAAATACATCATTAGTTTTATCGTATGTAAAACCAACGCCTGCATAATTACCACGCAATGGGCGATTTTCAGGATGCTGATTGCCATGTGTGTTATATGAGGTTTGAATCCACTCGCCAGGAGATGAATCCACAAAAGTATCAAAAAAATCTGATTCAGCTACAATAACTTGTAGCACTTTGCCATTTAAAACTTTTGCAAAATGTGACATTTGTTATTCCTTAAGCTGTATATGTGCCAGAAGCAGTAAATTTAATAATTGTATTAGAACCGCTAGTTGTAATTGTAGGTGACCCTGTTGTTGTACCAGTATAGTTAGCAGTCGGTACAGAAAGAATAACTACACCAGAACCACCCGCAGCTCCATCGTATGAGTTGTTTCCACCACCACCACCACCGCCCAAATTAACAGTTCCAGCTACAGGCGCAGTTCCTGTATATACAGCACCATTACCACCACCACCTGTACCACCTGTAGAAACAGCAGCACCAGATTGATAATTGCCACCACCACCGCCACCAGCATAGGTTATAGCAGAGCCAGTAATAGATGAAGATGAACCATTGCCACCATTACCTGTACCACTTGTAGCACCATCAGCACCAACTGCACTTGCGCCACCACCACCACCACCTCTATAAGGTAAACCCAAAGCTGTAGTTGAGCCGCCAGCATTACCTTGACCTGATGTTCCAGAACCGCCAGTACCAATACCTGTTCCTGACCCGCCTTGACCACCGCCACCGCCAGAACCACCTGCTACACCATTTTTAACTGCTGGTGTAGAGCCAGAACCACCACCACCACCGCCTATAGCAGTTTGCGTTGTTATTCCAAATCCTGATAATACTGAATTAGAACCACTATTGCCTGTTGCTGCACTATTAGAGCTAGAAGCAGCACCTGCGCCTACTGTTATTGTATAAACAGAACCAGGTGTCAATGATGTAGTAGAAGTTAATAAACCACCTGCGCCACCACCGCCAGAACCTTCTCCAGAACCTCTTGTTCCACCACCACCACCAGCTACTACTAAATAAGATACTGAATAAGGCTGAGCTGGAGTTGATGTGTTAAATCCAGAATATGGAATCCAACCTTGTGTTGAATCAATATAAACAAGCAAAATTGATTCTCTATTGGTTGATACAATAGCATTAAAAGTTTGACCATTAAATTTATTACCATTTGGATTGATGGTTAAATTATTTGTAGCAAATTTTCCAGAATAATCAACAAATCCAATAATTTGACCTGCCGATGGGCTTGCTGGCAATGTTGCAGTTACAGCACCTGATGTTGTATTTACAGGATAAGCATTATTAGCTGTAGCACTAAATCCAGTAGTTTGAACAGATTGCCATGTTAATGAGCCAGATGATGGCGTTTGCCATGTTGGTGCAGATGCGCTACCTTGAGAAGTTAATACTTGACCAGTAGTTCCATAAGAATTATTAAAAGCTACAGCATTGCTAGTATTAATTGTGACAGCATCAGTAGCTTGTGAATTAGTTGTTAGATGAATATTATTAGCACCAATTGTACCAACTACAATATCCGTACTGCCTGACAAGAAATAACTATATCCTGCTGCGTTTATAGCCCCTGTGCCTGTATATCCTGAAGAGTTAATACCAAAGGTCGCATAGTTTGTAGAGGCAGTACCATTATTGTTATATGCAATAAACTCAGCAGAAGCAGCAGCCCCGTTAGATTTGTTTTGTAAAGCATATTGAGCGTAACCATTTAACGTAGTAACAAAGTTAGCCAAAATGCCTGTATCACTAAAACTTAAATTCCCACCCATAGCTAGATTGGAAGTATTAGACGATGTTAATGCTGAAGTGCTTAAAGAATGAGCCGTTGTAGTTAATAAACCAGTATTTGGCACAAAACTTAATTTACTTGATGAGGTTGTGGCAGGATTATTTCCTGTTGTTGCCGCAGACAATATTGGATAATAAGTTGATACAGAAGTTGTATCGTCAGTAATTGCTACATTTGTAGCATTTGTTGCAGTAATTGCTGTTGTAGCAGAACTTGCATTACCAGTTAAAGCACCAACAAACGTGGTAGAGGTCACAGAAGTTAGACCAGCAATGGTAGTTGCTGAACCGCCTAAAGAAATAGCTGTAGAGCCTACTGTAATGCTTGAGTTATTTAAAGCACTATTAGGAATAGACGTTAAACTTGCACCAGAGCCACTAAATCCCGTTGCTGTAAATAAACCTGTTGATGGGTTGTATTGTAGCTTTGTAGAACTTGTGTATTCGGTAGATAACGAACCGCTTGTTTGGTTAGCAAATAAAGGATAACGAGTGCCTACTGTTGTAGTGTCATCAGTTACAGTTGCATAACTGACAGGAGTTGCCCAAGTAGGTGCACCTGCACCATTAGACTGTAAAAATTGACCTGTTGTGCCTGCTGAACTGATTGCTAAAGCAGATGCGCCAGAATATAAAATACCACCAGCAACTGCTGTTAAGTTAGCGTTAGTACCACCGCTACCAAGTGAAAGCAAACCACCAAGCGTTACAGCCCCTGTGGTCGTTGTTGATGGTGTAAAGCCTGTAGTACCTGCACTAAACGATAAAACGCCCGTATTAGCGATTGTGACAGCGGCAGAGCCATTAAAACTTGTTCCTGACAGCCCAGTACCAATTGTTAGCGCGTTTGTCGTATTAGCTGTGATTGTAGCTGAACCGCCCAAGCTAATTGAGCTACCATTAATAGTAATTGAACTATTAGCTAATTGAGCGTTAGTAATTGTACCGCTTAAATCAGTAGTAGGAATTGTAGTAGATGCTGTTAATGCGGCTGTGCCCGTGCCTTTAACGTAACCCGTTAAACTAATTGCACCTGTACCACCACTTGCTACTGCTAATGGGCTAGATAATCCAGAAATTGTGCCACCAGTAATGTTTACTGCATTGGCATTTTGCGTTGACATTGTGCCAAGACCAGTAATATCTGAACTTGGAATAGATGAAACTGTGCTAAATGCCGATGTTCCACTAGCTTTTAAATAGCCAGCAGTAAATGTAGTTGCGCCTGTGCCACCATAAGCAACACCAATTGTTGAGCCATTCCATGTGCCTGCTGTTAATGTGCCTACACCTGTAATTCCTGTGTATGAACCACTTAATAAGCTAGATGCGAACGTGCCACTTGTTACTTGACTTGCACCAATAGCAATTGATTGTGCAGATAAGCTAGTTAGTTGACCCTGAGCATTAACAGTTGCGCTTAAACTTTGACTTGCTGAACCATAAGATGCAGCAGTTACGCCTGTATTTGTAATACTGAATTGATTAGCTGCTAATGTTAGCCCTGTCCCTGCCGTGTATGTTGAAACACCAGAAAACAATACAAAAGTAATAGGTGTTACATCAATTGTTCCTGTGTCAGATGAGGTACATACCCAAGCAGTATTGGCTTGAACACCATTTAAAATAACTGTATATGCGCCTGGAACTTCAGACCATACATCCATATCTGTAGAACGAGTCCAAGCACCTGCTGAAGCGTTATAAATGCCATTAAATTGATTAGAACTTTGATTTTTTACCAATACTCTATCGCCAGCCAACGTGGTGTAGCCGTCAATTGTTTGTAACCCAGACAATGTAATGTTAGCTGTAGTCGCACATTTACACGCTGCTTTAGGGCCTAAACCTTGAGCAACAGTATCAACATAAAACTTGTTGGCAATATCTGTATTACCACTAGGCGTTGTTGTAACTTGCCCAGTTGTCGTTAGCATATTGGTAAAAACACCTGTAGAAGGTGTAGTTGCCCCAATAGTCGTACTATTAATCGTACTATTGGTAATATTTAATCCTGATTGATTAGGATTAATTGAGGCGTAGAATGGCTGACCCTGCCCGATAAAAGTATTAAAACTATTATCAAGATTGAATAACGCCTGTACGGGCAGAATATTCTGGTCTATGGTTTTAGCAGGGTCTGACATCCAATTTCCTAATTAATATGCAATAGCATTAACTAAAATTACATCACCAGCAGACATATTAGCAGCAGCACCTGTTGTTACAGAGTAGCTGGTAAATGTGACTGAAGTTGCTGTGCTTCCAGTTAGTTGTAAAAACAAAGTGCTACCGCTTGTTACATCAGCAGCAAAGGATAACCAACCATTAGGTGCAGTTGGTAAAGTGATTGAGCCATTAGCAGCACCGCCAGTACCTACAACAATTTTAAATACAAAAGTGCTTACCGCTGAGATTGTTGGTGATGTACCAAAACCACTAGCAATAGTAGGTAATGTAGCTGTAGTAGCTACCAAATTGTTATTTAAAGATAACGCTGTTGCATTTACTGTAACACCGTTAATAGGTGGTGAAAATAACGCACCGCCTGGGCCGATTAAACCAACACAATTACCATTAGCATCAAATTGAGCTTGAACAGGAACAATGTTAGTTGTTGAACTTGAAGCTACACCATTAAAGTTTGCCATGATGTTTCTCCTAAGATTGGTCAGCAGCAGGTGTTACATAAAGCGATGTCGTAGAACCTGAAGGACAAACAGCAGTCATGTAAAACGGAGTTGTAGGAACAGCCAAAACAATTGGCACTTCCATTAAAGGTGGTAAAACATAGCCTTCTGCCGCAGCACCATCAGCAGGCCAAACAGCAGCAGGACATGGTGAATAATTAGTGAAACGAACCAAACAAATACCAGAACCTGAGTTCAAAAATGAAGCAAAGTTTACTTGGTCATTAGTCGTGTCATCAATTAAAGTTGATGCGTAAGATGTAGCTGTTACGTCAAAGCGTGTTGTTTTACCTGCTAAACGAATAACTGAGGTATTAGCCATGATTTTTCCTTAAACAGCAGTAGCTGGAGCTG